AATTGGAGTTTGAAGTAATAGAGGTTCCGGAAGGTTTTAGAGTTACTGACGACATATTCTGGGCTAGGAATTTTGACAGGATAGCCCGTGTTAACGAGGGTTTGATGAACAAATGAGCGTAGCGCCGTGGTCGTTCAGTAAGATTAAGGCATTCCAGCAATGCCCTAAGCAGTTCTACCATGAGAAGGTGCTCAAGCAGTACCCGTTCAAGGAGTCTAAGGCTACGTTGTATGGGACAGCTTTTCACGAAGCTGCGGAAGAATACATCCGCGACGGTGGTGAACTTGACCCACGGTTCAGCTACGCACAGGGTATGTTAGATGCACTGAACGCCAAGAAAGGCGAGAAGCTATGCGAGATCAAGATGGGGCTGACCGAAGACCTAGAAGCATGTAGCTTCTTTGCTCGTGACGTGTGGTTTCGTGGTATCGCAGACTTATTGATACTAAATAATGAAGAAAGATTAGCTTGGGTTATTGACTACAAGACAGGAAAGTCGGCAAGATACGCTGACAAAGGTCAGTTAGAACTTATGGCTCTAGCGGCTTTCAAGCACTACCCCGAAGTGGAGACTGTTCGGGCTGGGCTATTGTTTGTGGTAAGCAATGATCTGATACGAGATCGCTACACCATAAAGGAAGAGGAGAAGTTGTGGACTAAGTGGCTGGGTAAGTACAGCGACATGGAGACAGCTTTTGAGAACGATACGTGGAACCCCAACCCCAGTGGATTGTGCAAAGCATGGTGCCCTGTGTTGGAGTGCCCACATAACGGAAAGAACTGATGCCGTACAAGAACAAAGCGGATCGTAAGAAGCAGAAGAACCCGCCAGTTGGCAGTCCCGCACACGAAGCTAGGATGGAGCGGCAGCGTGCACGGCGTGCTATGGATAAGGCTGGACGCGATGCCAACAAGAATGGCAAAGCTGACAAGCGNGAGGGTAAGGATGTCAGTCACAACAAGATGCTGAGTAANGGTGGNAGCAACAAAGACGGCGTGCGGATAGAGAGCAAGAGTGCTAACCGCAGTCGTAACGGACAAAGACCAAGACGTAGGTGAGTAAGGATGACGTATTAGACCAAGGCATTTCCTGCCTGTTGGCACGCCCCAGCCGTGTGGTCGAAGCTGGGACTTTTTAGGGCAGGGAGCAACACACTCTCTCCTTGCAGGTTCCCGTCCCTGTGCCCGACGGCGGGATTGGCAAGGGTTCTCCAACCCTGAAACGCACGTTCCCGTCCGTGTGCCAAAAGGCGGGGCTATTTAACCGCGTGTTGTGGACACCCACTTCGCGCTTTTTTGCATGAGGGGGCAAAACATGAGTAACGGATTTACAGTAGCGGATTTTCAGGCTGAGATAGCACACACAATGCAGAAGCCGTATCTGCGAGTGAGAGGTGTGACACTTCCTACAAAACCGCTCTTAAAAAAGATGATAAACAGTGCAGCACCTGCTGCGGCTAGTCAGTTGTTGAACAGCGTCACCTACGAAGTATCGGAAGACGTGGTTTTAGATACGACAGCCAAAATCGAAAAAAGCACCCGCAGACAAATGGTCACCAATTTTTGGAAAGCAAGAATNCCACATGANGAGATGTTTATAGCATGGGAAATGCCTACGCCCCCCGATATGGAAGATAAAGGTGAGCAAGTATTCGAGGGATGGCTGATAACTAAAGTACATGGAGATCAGGCTCTCACCATACGTACTGATAACCCAGTATACCCGCCAGACACGTTTTATCGCTATTCTTACTATGTTGGCGAGGCACCTATAGGTGCGAACAGGTTAAGTATTACTCATCTTCCTACATCTATTGTTAACGCGGGTTACTCTGATGACGCGCATGACGCGCCGTGGGCGAGCTACGAAGCTGAATATGGTAACGGCTCTAAAGATGTGGCGGGGCTAACACTCTTCGAGGTATTCAAACGCATTGTTACTATACCTAAGTTCGGTTTTATTGATCCTGTAACGGGTGAGGCTCAAGTAGATTATGACGAATGGGCACATGATTTAAGTTCTGATGAACAGCAGATGCTCAATCAAGTCTCTGCTATGCCAACCACGTTCCCAGAAGGCGACTTCGACCCTTATCTTGGCACGATGAAGTTTATGCAGGGCGCTGTTGAAGACGAGAATCCCTATGCGGTGTCGTTGATTAAGTCTTTCCCGAAGCTCATGGGGTTTATAGCCGCACAGAATTTTAGCTGGGTGTTCACTGAACCTGTGTCTCGTGGCAAACATACAAAGAACATTAATAGTCGGATGCAACCTCGCAATCGACACTACAAACTTGAGATCAAGCTACCCAAAGAGAAACAAGTTATAGAGGGCAAGCAGACTCAACGCACCCGCGAGTTTGGTAACGCACTGCATGAAGTGAAAGGCCACGAGAGAGTATACAAAAATGGGCGGGTGGTATGGATTGACGCGCACCAACGCGGCGATGCGAAGTACGGCATCGTCACCAAAGACTACGTGCTAACGAAGAATAAGCAGAGCGACAAATGAAAGTAATAGATAACAAGGCGCTTCTACTGCGGCTACGTGACCCACGGAAAGTCACCGAGGTCATACCAAAGAGTAAGGAGTTATCAGGTAACCGTGTAGTGGTTAACTGGGGGGTAGACGAGGCTCACGTACTCAAGAATCTCGACATCCATGCACCGTCACCCATNGAAGGGCAGTATCAGTGGACGGGTAAGTACAAACCATTTGAACANCAGAAGACTACATCTGGGTTTCTGACACTCAACAAACGTGCGTTCTGCTTCAACGAACAGGGTACNGGTAAGACCGCCAGTGCTATCTGGGCGGCAGACTTCTTGATGAAGCAAGGCCGTATCAAGCGTGCTCTGGTNATCTGCCCCNTATCTATTATGGATTCAGCGTGGCGAGAGGATCTGTTCAGCTTTGCCATGCACCGCAAGGTAGATATAGCCCACGGTTCAGCAAAGAAAAGAACCGCTGTAATCGAAAGCGATGCAGAGTTTGTCATAATAAATTATGACGGTGTGGCAATCGTTTCAGACGCCATAGCCAACGGTGGGTTTGACCTAGTGATTGTGGACGAGGCAACTCACTACAAGAACGCACAAACTGACCGCTGGAAAACACTCAACAGGCTACTTGGGCCAGACAAATGGCTCTGGATGATGACGGGTACCCCCGCTGCACAGAGTCCGTTGGATGCGTACGGGCTGGCTAAACTTGTTAACCCGAAGGCTGTGCCACGCTTCTTTGGCTCGTTCCGCGATCAGGTCATGGTCAAAGTGACTAACTTCAAGTGGGTGCCTAAGCCCAACGCCACGGAGACAGTGTTCAGTGCCTTACAGCCAGCGATACGGTTCACCAAGGAAGAGTGTCTTGATCTACCTGACATCATATACACAACTCGCGAGGTACCGCTGACCCGCCAGCAAGATAAATACTACAAAGAATTGAAGAACCGCATGGTCATGGAAGCTGCTGAAGAGACAGTCACGGCAGCTACGGCGGCGGTAAACATGAATAAGCTGCTGCAAATCAGTTCTGGGGCGGTGTATACCGATGATAAAGAGGTGGTGGAGTTCGACATCAAGCACCGATACAAGGTGCTGCGTGAGGTGATCGACGAGTCCAGCAAGAAAGTCCTGATCTTCGTGCCGTTCAAACACACAATACAGCTACTTTCCGAGAAGCTACGCAAAGACAAGATACCCACCGAGGTCATCAGCGGCGCAGTCAGTGCGACTGAACGCACGCGCATATTCAAAGAGTTCCAAGAGACTGACAGCCCACGAGTGCTGGTCATACAGCCACAGGCTGCGGCACACGGCGTTACGCTGACTGCTGCAAACACAATCGTGTGGTGGGGGCCAACCAGTTCGGTAGAAACATACGCTCAAGCCAACGCACGTATTCACAGAGCGGGGCAAGATCACAAGTGTACGGTGGTACAGCTACAAGGATCTCACATAGAAAAACGTGTGTACGCACTACTAGATAACAAAATAGACACACATACAAAAATTATTGATCTTTACAAAGAAATACTTGATTAAACAACTACCTACTACTATATTGCAGTTCTCGGCAATGGAAGGACGAAAACATGGCTGATGCGAAGCGCGTAGGTAGTTTGCCTTTGAACAAGATGATGAGGGCTTACCTCAAGATCAAGGAAGAAAGGGCACGCTTATCTACGGAATTTAACGAGGCTGATGACAAGCTAGTTAGTCAGCAAAACACAATCAAAAGCGCACTACTGGAGTATCTAAAAGAGAACGATATGAAGAGCGTCAAGACTGATGCAGGTACGTTTTACCGTACTGTTAAGCAGAAGTATTGGACTAGCGATTGGGAACACATGCACGAGTTTATCTTGGAGCATAAGGTACCTGAGTTCTTGGATAAGCGACTGAATCAGAAAAACGTACGGGAGTTCTTAGAAGAAAACCCAGACCTTCTGCCGAAGGGCTTAAACGTAGATGCGGAGTTCGCTTTGACCATAAGGAAGGCGTGATGGAGCAGTTAGTTCCAATAGAAGATGTTGCGAAGCACTTTGGTGTGTCATTATCCACGACCCGTAAATGGGTGCGGGATGGGGTCATTCCAGAGAATACGTACATCAAGGTAGGTAAAACTCAGCGGTTTGCTTTGGCAAGCATTGCAGAGGCTTTACTGAAAGGCACCGCATCCGAAGAAGGTGCGGAAGAAACTACCGTGGATGACTTTGATCCCACAGCGTTTGATCCTGACGAAGATGTGTAATGCGTCGAGTCAGTTTACGGGGTAACAAGTTTACTGGGTTAGACTTTCAGACAGACACGTCGTCGGTAGACGTAATCATCGTGAACGCAGCGGCAGTATCGCGCTCGTACTACAAAGATGCTTACGATCCCACCGTCAAACGTCTGCCTACATGCTGGTCTAGTGATACCCAGAGACCTTCACCCGATGTGCCGTCAGACCGAAGACAGAGTGCGCGATGTATTGATTGCTCACAGAACATCAGAGGATCTGGCACTGGAGGGGGTAGGGCTTGCAGATTTAGTCAGCGACTAGCGATTGTTGAAGAGAAGGCGTTAGACACTGTGTATCAACTGCAAGTACCTGCCTCATCCATATTTGGCAAGGCTCAAGGTAGAAGCTCTATGCCTCTACAGGCTTACGCTAAGTTTTTGAGTGGGCATGGAACGCCCAGTGCAGCAGTGGTGACGAGGATAAGTTTCGATGCGGGTAGCCCTGTACCAAAGCTGTTCTTCTACCCACAAAGACCGTTAGAAGAAGAGGAACTACGTTTAGTTAGGGGAATAGTGGATACAGATGACACGTTAGCAGCTATTGCTTTCGACATTGTTCCACACAACCGCGAAGGTTCACCCTTCGCTGCGACTGAAGGGTTCAATATAAATAGCCAATTAGGAGACCGAAATGGCTGAAGACTTTATGTACTACACAATTGAAGGCGTAAAAGCCCTCTACCCAAAACTCGACACCACTTACAAGTTCGATAACAAGGCTGGTAAGAACGGTGCGTCTGTTAAGTGTGATCCACTGGATGACGGTGCGGAATACTCTATGTCTTTCGTGATGTCTGAGAAGGAAGCTAAGACCTTGTACAAGGGGATGGCTACGGCTTACAAGGCTAAGAAGGAGAAAAGCTGGCCTGACAAGTTCCCGCTACCGTTCAAGAAGGACGATGACGGTAACTACATCGGCAAATGCAAGCTGAAGGGTGCTTACGGCACCGACAAGACCACGCCGCCGCTACAAGTTGACGCGCAGAACAACAAGCTGCCAACAGACTTCCAGTTAACTACCGGCAGTACCGTGAATCTTGCTTTCACTTTTGTGCCGTACTCTATGCGGGACAACGGCGTTAGCCTACGTCTGAACGGTGTGCAGGTGATCGAATACAAGCCTATGGTGTCACGTTCGCCCTTTGGCGTTGTGGAAGGTGGCTTTGTATCGCAACCTGATAATCCGTTTAGTGATACCACTAGCAGTGTCAAGAGCACCGATGTCGCGTTAGATGACGATGACTCTGACGATATATTTGGCGATACGCCAGATACCTCCGAAGTGGAGGAACCCAAGAAGGTCGTGAAGAAATCTGCCCCCGCACCCAAGGAAGATGACGACGATCTGAGTGCCATTGTTGATAGTTGGGACGACTAACTACTAGCAATCACTCCACTATGGCTAGGTTTTACCGAAGAGGATGCGCCGACATCTCTGCCATAGTGTCTCTCGGCATTGGGTGCAACCATGAATACAAGAGAATTTTTACGGTGGGTACTACCCACAGAAGGTGTGTATGTCGCTCTTCAGTATGGCCTAGCGTCAGGTGGAGTGCGACAAACATACTTTCATTCAGCAGATGAACTAGCAGAAGCCGCCGAATACCACGACAGTGAAGGGTGGGACATGTACTTTGCTATGAGTAACTTCAAGGAAGAAGGCACTCGTAAGGGCGAAGACGCTAAACAGATAAAGTCATTCTTCTTAGATCTAGACTGCGGTGAGGACAAGGTAGCCGAAGGCAAAGGCTTTGCTACACAAGGTGATGCGTTACGTAGACTGCAAGAGTTTATCGTGTCGCTAGAACTACCAAAACCTCTTATCGTTAACTCTGGGCGTGGCATACACGTCTACTGGGTCTTGTCTGAGTCCGTGCCTGTAGAGCAGTGGAAGCCGGTAGCCGATCACTTCAAGCGCAAGTGCAAGGAGTTTGGTCTTGAGATAGACCCCGCAGTCCCCGCCGACATAGCGCGAGTGCTGCGTATAGTAGGCACACACAACCACAAGCCTGAGACACCTGCACCTGTGAAGGTCATAGGTGAAAAGCCAGATACGGTTAATTTCGACTTCTTTGCCAGCAAGCTGGGCATAGACACGATACCAGTCCCCTACAAGCGTACGAACGCGGAAGGCCCAGCAAGTCTGCGTGACGCGATAATTCAGAACTATAAACATAGTTTCAAAGACATTCTTATGAAGTCTCAGAAAGGGATTGGCTGCGAACAGTTAAGTCGCATAGTGAAAGGCCAAGCCGAGGCGAGTGAACCTATGTGGAGGGCAGGTCTATCCATCGCTAAATTCTGCGAGGACGGTGAGAAAGCCGCACAAAAAATATCTGAACAGCACGCTGAGTACACACCAGAGCTAACGCTCAAGAAGCTAGACCTGATAAAAGGCCCGTACCGTTGCACAACATTCGACGAGAATGAGGGCAGCATCTGCACAGAATGTCCGCACTGGGGTAAGATCAGTTCACCGATTGTGCTGGGGCGCAAGGTTGCCGAGGCAGAGGTCACCGAAGACGGTACATATGCAAATGATCTTCGGGATCAGCAACTACAAACAGTTGAAGGTACGCTACTTGAAAAGTTGGAAAACCAAGATCTTTCTGTACAACACGTTATACCTATCTATCCACGCCCGTACTTTCGTGGTCAGAACGGCGGTGTGTACGTCAGGGACATAAGTCCAGACGGAGAAGTTGACGAGCACGTTATTTACCACCATGACGTGTANGTGACGCAGCGGTTGATAGACGNAGAAGAAGGTGAGTCCGTAGTTTGTAAGATACACCTGCCGCAAGACGGCGTGCGTGAGTTTGTAGTGCCTCTTACGGCGATAACCTCACGAGAAGAATTTAGAAAGAAAATGGCGGTACAAGGTGTCGCCCTCCCTCAAATAAACGATTTGATGCAATATATGATTACTTGGGTAAACGAATTACAAGCAACTTCTACAGCAGCCACGGCACGTCGCCAGTTCGGTTGGGTAGACGAGAACATGGATGCCTTTGTTATAGGGGACAAAGAGATATACGCAGACCGTATTGAACATAACCCACCGTCTACACCTACCGCCGCACTAATTCCATACCTCAAGCCGAGGGGTACGTTGGAGGCGTGGAAAGAGATGGCTAATTTCTACAACACGCGGCCTGAACTTGTGATGCACCAGTACGTTGTATGTACAGCGTTTGGCTCTCCGCTAATGGCCTTCTTGCCTCAAAAGGCTTGCGCGTTACACATACACAGCCCACTTAGCGGGTGCGGTAAAACAGCAGCTATACGGGTAGCGGGTTCGGTGTGGGGTGCTGAGAAGGGCATGATGATAACCGCAAAGGATACCGACGCGATAAAATTTAACCGTTCAGAGGTGCTGCACAATCTACCGTTCTACATAGACGAATTGACCAATGAGAAAAGTGAGCAGCTAAGTGACTTAGCATATCAAATATCTTCTGGCGAACAGCGCGGGCGTATGGCTGGTGGGGCTAACCTCGAACGCACTCGTGGGGAACCGTGGCACTTATCATGTGTAACTACAGGTAATGCCAGTGTCATTGAACGTATTTCAGCGGACAAGCAAGCGCCGAAAGCAGAGGC